AACCAAAACCATTTGATACCACGTAGATGCGTTCCAAATGCCCTCCGATGAAAACGCGGCCGTACCATTAACCGCATAGGTCCAACGTGTGTCGTTCGCTGGTGTATCGTTGGCTATAATTGCCCAACCGTTTGCGGCATTGCCGGCGGTGGATTTATCTATAATGCGCTGGTATAAATCCCCCGTTGCGGATCCGTTAAACCATACCTCTATTGTGTGTGTATTGCTACCGGCCAACGCAATGGGGTTGGTTCCTGTAATGGTTCCTAATTCGATATAATCGTCCAACCCATCAAAGGCAAAATGTTTACCACCCACGGTGGACCATGAACAACCGTTGGTTAGTGTTCCGTCATTGGTTCCGGCGGTGTCATAAACAGTTGAACCGGTGCCCGGGTAACTACTCAATTGGGTGGCATCGATATTAAACACCAACCCGTTGGTTACAATTTCTACCGTGGCTGGTTTACGCCGTGCGGCCGCTACTGCATTTAGAAAGTTCATACCAACTCACGTTCACCGGTTAACGTCCACGTGTTAGTGCCCACGCATTTAAGGCCAACCACGGCGTATTGTTCCGCCGTGCGGTTGGTGTTGCTTGCGCTTGTGGCAATGCTGGTGCCGGTGCCCGCGTTAACGGTTATTTGCCCGGTGCCGCGTTGCTCTATTAGAACCTCATCGGCAACGGCTAATGTATCCGCCGGCACGGTTACGGTTACCGCGGTGGACGCCGTAAACACAATGTATTTGCCGGCATCGGTGGCCGCCAACGTGTATGCCGTGGCCGCCGTGGTAACCACCCCAAAAAATTGTGGGGTTGGGGGCTCCCAACTCAATTGCCCGGCCCCGTCCGTTGTTAGTACCTCATCGGCCGCGCCATCCGCCGTTGGCAACGTGTAAATGGTGGTTGCCGTCAATGAATCGGCGGCCCTAAACTCAACGTAATTGGTGCCGTTAGTGGATCCCTCATAAAATTGAATCCGGCCACCGGTGGCGTTGCTAATGCCGGCCAATTGTAAAACGGCCGTCAATTTCACGGCCCCCGAAAATCCTAAAAAATCCACCAACGTGCCCCCACTATCGGCCACTGTAAAATTGTTGCCGTCAATGTCCAACGTACGGTTGTCGGTAATAACAATGTTGCGGCCCTCAATGGTGCGGGCATCGGCTCGGGTATTGGTGAAATACAAGCCGGTGCCCTCGGGCACAATGGTGGTTGTTAGTTCCGTTTCAGCCGGCCCGCCGTTGGCATCTCCCAACCATACATTGCCCGTACCAAGGTTGGGTAATTGCTCATCCATTCCCAACCCAAACAATACGCCACTAATTTTGTTGCCGCTGGTGTTCACCTTCAAAATAACACCCAACCGTTGTACGGCCGTATCCGCCCCCACGGGTTTGGTTGTGGTCCATCCGCCGGCCTCGGCTAAATAAACCGTATCCCCCGGGGTGTACAATGCCGCGTTGGGCACGTCTACGTTATTAATGAATCCCAATGCCACGGCATCCCCGGTGTTGCCGTTTGCCAAATCCTCATTTAACACAAAATGGGCCGGGTAATTTACGAAACAATCGGCCGCAACTACGTTGGCCTCATTGCCGGTGGATCCGGTAACGTGTACGGGTGTTCCTTTTACCAAGGTGCCACCGCTGACATTTTTAACCACCTCGGTTACCGTTTGAATAACAACGGCCCCGGTTTCCCCGTTTACGCTGGTTACCGTGTTGACTTGTGCCCCGGCCTCAATGCCCGCCAATTTGCTAATGTCGGCCGCCGTGGTCCATTTGTTCGTGGTGCTGGTGTCGTCTAAATCATCCGGATCTAATACCACGGTGCCGGTGTATCCGTTAACGCTATCCACGGAACCACCACCACCACCGCCGGCCGCCGGCTCCCAATTGCCCGTGGCCCCGTTGTACGTTAGTACCTCCCCATCCACCACCCCGGTGGTGTCCACGTCCGAATGTACCGTAATGGATTGCCCGGCTACACTTTCGGTGGCCTCCAAAATGGACAACACAAAATTGGCCGCGGTGTCCGTTGTTTCCACGGCTATGGCATCCCCGGCGGTTAACGGCACCACATCGACCAACAACGCCGTACCACGTCCCACACTCAACGTGGCGGTTTCCAATAATTTGGGTGTGCCGGATTTAGGCACAAAGTACACCGCCACGGTTGGTGTGCCGGTGTCAATGGTTGCCACCACATTTTTAACCAACGTGGTGGCCGCGGTGGCCGTGTACGCCGTTTCCACGGTGTTGGCCGTGGGGGCGTTGTATGCAACGGTTTTGTATTGGTTTGCCATGGTTATTGTTTGCCTATAAATACGGCGAAAATTTCGCCCGGCCCGGTATCCCCGGCCTCGATGTTGTCAAGGTCTACCGGCGTGGTAACGGTAATGTACCCCAACTTTGTTTGTTGCTCCTCCACGGTGGCCGCTATGTTGTCCACCACCGCACCCACGTTGGTTATAGCATCGGTAAACACCGTGCCGTTGGGTGTATTGGTGGTGGGATCCTCCACGCCGGCCACGGCATCCGTTACGGCCACGGCATCCAATACCGGGTTAATTTCCCATCCCTCAATTGACGTGTGGCCCATTTTAGCGGAATACCCCACCGCAAATGGTATGTAACCATTGCCCAACCCCAATACGTTGGCAAAGGTGAACACGGGCCCGTAATACGTGGCCCGCACAATTTCAATGGGCCGCCGTTGCAATTGTACCAACTCGGTTACGCACGTGCGGTGCAAACTAAATGGGCCTACGTTGGGTGTGGCCCACCCGGTTGCGTCATCTACGCCGGCTCCCTCATTTACACGCAACACGCCGGCGTGGTTTCCGCTCACCCGGTCCCCCACCATTACGGTGCCTTGGTCCACGTTTACCCGGCTGGTGTCCTCACCATACCCGGTGTAACGTATAATTTCGTTGTTGGTGTTGTCGCTGGTGCGGGCATCTATGTACGTGGCAAATGGCACGGCGGTGTTAACGTTTCCATCCAACGCGGTAATGGTCCCGGCGTTGTTCATTTGCCGCACCTCCACGGTAATTTCCATGCCAATGGACGTGGCCGGCAATGGGCCCGTTACCACCTCGGTGTTAACCCGGAACGTGGCCCGGGTATCCTCGGGACCGTTAAACCCAAACGGGTTGGCCAAACCTGCACCGGATCCAAACCCATTGTGGGCCCGGTCCATTAGCGGTGAAACAACGGCGAACGTACCCGGGGTGGTACCCCACGCGGCCGGGCCATACACGTGGCCGGCATATTGTACCGTTGTATCCTCATCCGCTAAATAAAACGTGGTGGTGGTGGTGGTTACCGCCCGGGTGTAATAATAGGATCCACATTTAATGGTGGCGTACAACACCAACCGCCCAATGCGGTTGGCACCAGTTACGGCCGTTTGTGTTACCCCACCGCGCCAATTGAACACCCGTAATTGTACCGTGGTATCTTCGATATAGTCCCGGTCGGCATCCAACATGGTTAACGGCAAATCCCCGTAATTAGTTTGTTGGTACCGCACAATTGGCGGCACGTTGCCGCGGTACTTGTATTCCCGGGTTACCGTTCCAATGGGCGGTAAATAGCTAAACTCACCACCAGCCAACCGGTAAAAATTGGCGGATGGTTCCACGGCCAATTCCATGGTACCGGTGCCCACCTCATCGGCCGCCGTGTCAACGTCCGTATATACAACGGTTGTATTATTTGCAACCGCGCCCACCGGCATAAACCACCACACGCCACCAGCCAAATAAATGCGGGCGTTAAATGCCCGGGCCAATGACTCCAACACCGTACGTGCGGCCATGGGTGTTTTGGTGCCGTCCTCCTCCGTTTCCAACCACGTCTCGTGCGACAAATACACGTTGGCCAATGTGTCCAACCCGGTACCAATGTTGGTGGGCTCGATCCAATTGGCGTACCTCAAAAATGGAACACCCGTACCCCATGGGTACACGTTCCGCAATTTGCCCAACGCCAACACCAAATGGTTTAACACGCTCGTGGATCCGGTGTACAATGCTCCGTTGTTGGTGTATTCCACCGTTTCTAAATTGCCCACCTCATCGGTTGCCGTGAACTCCACAATACGTGGGTACGGCGCATCCGCTTGTGTGGTTTGATCCGGCAACACCACACCAGCCCACCACAACGTGTTGGCCCCGTCCGGATCCCGCCGTATTGTAATGGTATATCGGCCCTCCACGGATGTGGCCAAATTGGTTAACAATGCCGTGTGGGCCGTTGTCTCCTCCAACATATACACGGTGGCCGTGGATCCCACCACCGGGGTGGCCGTGTCCTCGTCTTCCCCGGTCCACTCCACGCGGAACACCTCACCAGCCAATGTAAATGGTATGGGTGTGGTGCCGTTATATTGGGTGTCGTGAATGTTTACCCGCCACGTTTCACCATTTAGGCCGGTGGCCTCGGCGTAATATCTTATTGCGTTTGCCATCAATACCCACGTTGGCGGAACCGGTCCCGGCCGGCTCGGTCGTTACTTAACAAAATATCCCGCCCGGAAATACGCCCGGTAACCGTTACGTTTTGCCCTCCTCCAATGATGGATTGCAACTTGTTGAGCGGTGCTATAACCTCCGGGTTACTCCGGGCCCCGGCATACTCACCCACCAAACCCATGGTGGGCCCATACACGATACCGCCGTCCGCAAACCCCGTAAGGTTGGCGAACAACCCACGCAACATGGCGGTGCCCGCCGTAATGAGGCCCGGTATAACAATGGCCGCGGCCGGCCCACTTGCGGCCCCGGTTTGTGTGGCCGCTTGAATAATGGACGCGGTGGCCGCGTTAAATGCTTGGTCCACAATTGCCGACACGGCACCGCGCATGGCATCGGCCGCGCCATCCGCGCCGGTTATGACTTGTGCAAATGCGTGGCCCAATTGGTTACCCATCCCCGTGGCCGCTTGCGCCATGGCCTCCAAACCCTCCGTGGAATTGGCCAAATTGTCCCGGAACGTATTCCATTTAGACGGCTCCCCCATAATCATGTCGAGCGCGGGCGGGCCGGTTACCAATTCGCGTGTGTCCACCGGTTTTGCGGTTGCGGTTTCCACCACCGCGGGCACCACCTCAGGTGGCGGCATGGTGGCGGCCGCTCCTCCTCCTCCAAAATCCAATAACGATAAAATGCGATCCCGCGCCCGGTCCAATGTTTCGGGTGTTATCAGTTCTACGGGCTCCTTGGTTACGGCATCGGCCAACGCGGCCATTAAATCCGCTCCCACCTCGGCCGCGGTATCCGCAATGCCTTGGCCAATGTTGGTAAATCCCGTTTTAAGGGATTCCCACGCACCCGAAAAATCCCCGGTTACAACTTTCCACAACGCCGTGCCAATGGATGTAATGGCCTCCCACGTTTGTTTTAGGACCATTCCAATAATTTTGAAATTGCCCACAAAGGTGGTTTTAACGTAGGCCACCGCAATGCGTAACCCTACGTTTTGGTTGTACAACTCAATGAAAAAATTAACCACCTTGGTTAACGGCACCCGCACATCATCCCAAAAATAATTTATAGCCAATGCAATACCGGCAATGGCGGCAATGGCAATGCCTATTGGGCCGGTCATGGCCGTAAACGCACCAGCCAACGCCGGGCCCACGGTGGTGGCCACGGCCATTAGTTGTGGTAAAATGATGAGCAACGGACCAATGGCCCCCACCACCCCGGCAACCATTACCATGGTGCCCCGGGTGGATTCACTCAAACCGGTAAACCAATTGGCCAACCGCTCAACGTATCCCATTACTTTTTCGATGGTTGGGGCCAATGCCTCACCCAATGCAATTTGGGCACCCTCCATGGCGGATTGCATACGCGCCATGGCTCCCGCGCTGGTATCGTTCATAATGTCCGCCATGGCTTGTGCGGCACCACCAGCGTTGGCCAACGTCTCCGTTAACGTGGTGGTGGTGCCGGATCCCTCGGCCAATACCAACAACGCGGATTGGGCATTACGTCCCACCTCATCCATTGCCTGTTCCATCGTAATGCCCTCGGCCGCCAATTTTGCTATGGCATCCGCGGTGTTGCCGCCCGCGCTCCCCATCTCCACCAATATGCGCCGTAACGCCGTGCCCGCTTGGCTCCCCTTAATACCAGCATTGGCCAACGTGCCCAACATGGCCGTGGTTTCCTCCACGGATACGCCGGCGGCCTTGGCCACCGGTGCCGCGTATTTCATGGCATCGGAAAACGTATCCATGTCCAACGCGGATGCGCTGAAACTTTGGGCCATTACGTCCGTTAACCGGGCGGTTTCGGAACTATCCAAACCAAATGCCCGTAACGTACTACCGGCCACCTCGGCCGCCTGTGCTAAGTCGCTATCCGTGGCTTGTGCCAATGCCAACGTGGCCCCGGTTACGTTTTCAATTTCGGCCGCGCTAAATCCAAGTTTGGCGTATTCCGTTTGCAGGTTGGCAACGTCCGTGGCGGTAAACACCGTGGTGCGGCCCAACATTTTGGCGTTTTCCTCCAACCGCTTAAACTCACCAGCGGTGGCACCGCTCACGGCCTGAACCTTTGCCATTGCGGCACCAAAATTCATGGCCGTTTTGAATGACACACCACCAATGGCGGCCAATGGTGCGGTAATGGACGCCGACAACGTGCCGCCCAACCGTTTCATGTTCCGCCCGAAACTTTTGAATTTTCCAACGGCGGCCCCCAATTGTTTATCTAAATCCCGCGTATTGGCCCCGATGGTTACCAGCAATTTACCTAATTCCATTACCGTTGCATTAGTGCGTGTAAGATAGTAACCCCATCCACGCGGGCCGTGGTTTCCTCCTCCCACGGAAACGTGGCAATATCCCGTGGGTTTAGGCGGGATCCTTTTTTAACGTGTGGGGCCAACGTCCATGCCGCCAACATCCGTGTGCGGTTCCATTCCATTTTCTCCCGCTCCATGTCGGCCCGTACGCAATGGGCCACCGCGGCATTAAATTGTTGGATGCCCATATTAAATAACGTGGTGGGGCAAAGGCCCAACCGGCCAATGCCCCACCCGTAAATCTCCGCCACGGTCAATGGCTCCGTTACTTGGCCGCCATTTTTTTTTGCTGGTCGGCCTCCGTTGTGCCGTTGTGGTCCTGCATAATTACACCGATAACCTCGGCCAATTCCTTAAGTTCCACAACGGTAATAAGGTCCAACCATTGCATTAAATCCAACTCCAATGGCACACCCGTAATACGGGCACCAGCGTGGGCGCAATGGTACGCAAACGTGCAAATTGCCGTTGGGTCCTCGGTATCCATTTTGGCCACGGTGGTTACCGTGGCAATTTGGTATTGCAGAAACGCACCCATTGTGGCCGCCAACGTGTATGTGTTGCCGCCCAACTCAATGGTACGTGTAATAACTCCCGGTTGTTGTGTGGTGTTCATGTGCTAACGGTGTTACGCTTGTTCCGCAAATGCAACGGCCCCGGTAACGGCAAAGTTCACCGTAAACTCTTGGCTTTCGGCGTATGCGCTCGACACCTCCACGGATTCAATGTACCCGGTGGCGGTGTACGCTTTATCCCCACCCACGCCGGATGTGGTGCCCACGGTAATTTCCATGTCCAAGGCCGTACCGGCCAATTGCAATGCCTGAAATTCCTCCAAGTTGGTGTTTTCGTCATAGCTGACAAACGCACCAATGGACACGGTAGCGGATTTAAGGCCGGGCCGTTGCTCCCGCCATCCGTCCGAATCTTTCGTGGTTACGTCCTGCATATCCGTGGAAACGGAAACGGAACAATCCTTTACCTTTCCAATAATGGCAACGGTGCCCCCGGTTTCGGCGGCCTTAAATTTCACGTTGGTTGCATCTAAAATGCCGGTGGTTTGGCTCATGGCTCAAATGTTTTGGGGTTGTTTCTCTTTCGGCGTGTGGTGGGTTTGGGCTCCTTCACGGGTGCCGGATCCTCCACGGGTTTGGGTTTACGCAATGCGCCGGCCATTACAATGGCCTCACCCGTTGTGTAATTGACGCGGTAACGGGTGCCGGCATTGTAGGTAACACCGCGCACGGTTACGGTTGTTTTGGGTGTAATTACCATGGGCCTAATTTAACGCAATTGGTGGCACGTAAAACGTAGCACGGCCGCGTACCTCCGCGGTGTGTCCAACACTTGTACGGCCGTATCCTCCAAATAAATGCCACGGATTGAAATACCGGCGGCATAGTATTTAGACCGGTCCAACGTATTTCGCACGGCCTCCCCCAATTGCACACAATTGGAATACGTGCCGGCATACGCTATAACCTCCATGCGTACCACGTCCACGGCCGTGGGATCCTTTGAGGCCTCCGGCTCCGTGTCGGTTAATTCATACGTAATGTATGGCAATGCGGTGTTGGGCGGTGCCGGCTCGGGGTAAACCTTTTGGCCCACCACATCCGTTACCGCGCTTGCGGTTTGCAACAAACTGTATATGGCGCGTCCGGTGTTCATGGCATTTTTGAAATTTGGGCCGCCACCCGTTCCACCTCCCGTTGGTATTTTTTCACCAACCAACGTTCGGTGGTGGGTTGCAATTGGCGGATGGTGTCGGTAAATACGTCCTTGTTACGGTTGGTGCCCTCAATAAATTGGTCGTCTCCTTCGACGATGTTGGCAAACCAGCCATCCCGCGTGGGCGGGACCTTGCGGCCCACCCGGGGCCCGGCCCAAAATGTGTTGTACCGCTCATCCACGCGCCATGCCATAACGGACCGGCGCAACGTGCCGCGTTTGACGTTTAACGGCTTGCGGTTGGCGGATCTAACGCGCACGTACTTTGGGTGGCTATCCTTAACCGCCCGGCGCATACCCCGTGCAAAATACCGGGCCGCCACGGCATTGGCTTGTAATATGGCCTCATTTTTTGGCCCCAACTGTTTTGCCAACGCCACCAATTGTGCGGTTATCCGGTCCATATCCCCGGCACCAATACCCACAAACCGTTCACCCTGTAAACTCCCGCGCGTTTGGCTCATTTTACCAATTCCGTTACAAGTTTGACACCGACACCGCGCACCATTTCCAACACGGCCAACACGTTGTAAACGTCCCCGGCGTATTGGATCCGGTCCCCATGGGTAATGGTGCTGGTAATGGTGGAATACCTCACCACCCAATGTACGGGTACGGTGGTAATATCCATGCCCGCCGTTAACGCCTCATTGCCCCGGGTATGTAATACGCGCTCCGCCCACACCGTACACAACGTGGCCCACGTTTCCACGGCCTCCCCATACTCGTTTTGTGCGTACGTGGCCCGTTCCACGGTAATACGCCGGTCCAATTTCCCAATGCGCATGGTTATACAATGATCCGGTAGGGTGCCAACATATACGTTACGCCCATGGGTATTTCCGCCAATTGGCGCACGTCCCCGTTTTGGCGGTTTTCATAAAAATGAGCGACCAACAACCGTGCGGCCTGCACCAGCGGTGCCGGGGCCTCGGCCTCGGGATAACCCACGTTTACGTGTATTTGCACCCGGTTTAGTGCATAATCGTACAACGCCGGTGGGTTGTCAAACCGCACCCGGGCACGTTGCCCCACAATATCGGCCCACCATTGCGTTGTTGGCAACGTCTCGGTGGTATCCTCCCCCGTGGTGTACGTTACGGATGTAATGGCCGTAATGGGGCCAATGGGCAACCACAACGGTTGCCAATGGTCCACGTAGATGGTGCCGGCCACATCCCCCAACACCACACCGGTGGTGGCTTGGATGTATTGCAATGCCGCGGCCCGGTAGGCCTCAATTAGCGTGTTTTCCTCGGTATGGTCCACCCGCAAATGCTCCCGCAATGCGTCCGTGGTTAGCACCTCGGCCCATACGGGTTGGGTTGTTAATTCATGCACCATGGCGGCAATTTACGCCAAAAAAATACGGGCCGGATAACCGGCCCGTACTTAACCAAAACCATGGCGGTGGGTTATGCGCTTGCCAATTGGTCCACCTTGGCAATGGCTCCGGGTTGCCGGATTGCCAAATCCCAATAACGGTTGGCCCACAACTTAATTTGGTTGTTGGTGGCGTTGCTGAACGGGTCAATCAACAAATCCAACGGGCCAAACATGGCCATAACGATGCCTTGTGCCGCGTTCAACATCAACATGGTACCACCCACGGTGGATGCATCGGCCAACACGTCATTGGCCAACCATGGTGTAGCAATGGCGTTGTAACCGTTGAAACGGCCGCCATCCCACAACGGCGTAACGCCCGTAACGGCGGCAACACCTTTGGATAACTCAAATGCTTTGGGGCTCATCACATACGAGGCCCCCGAAAGATCCGCGCCATCCGCCAAAATTGCGGCCTCCATGGCGTACGCCACACCAGCGTTAAACGTGGTGTTGGCATCCATAGTGCCCACCACATTTACGTTGGCATCGGCCATAATGTCCGCAAACCCGTTGGTATCCATTTTCTCGTTAATGGCTCCAACCAATTCACGGTAAATGAGGCCATCCACCGCCGTGCCACCTTGCAAC